CCCATTCGCAGGTTTTTTTCTCGATGAGCGATGAATCGGAGGCGACCGACTTGTTCGGGGATCCCTGGGTGGAAGCCCGGGGGCGCGGGGGGCGGAAGCGTCACCGCCGCCTGCCGCAAGTCGCGGAAAAGGTTGGCGTTTTGCGGGCGACCGGGGCGACGGTCGAGGCGATCGCGGGCCGGCTGGGCCTGTCGGAGCCGACCCTGAGGAAGTATTATTTTCGGGAGCTTCGCTCGGGTGCGGAGATCGCCCGGCAGGTGCTGAACGAGGCCATGTGGAAGAAGGCCCTGGCCGGCAACGTGTCGGCGGCCAACTACATCCGCCAGGAGATGGCCCGCGGCGACGCCGAAGCCTTCCTGACCTCGAGCCGCCCGGCGCACACCCCCAGGCCGACCCCGACGGGCAAGAAGGAAGCCGCCCAGCTCGCCGCCACGACGGCCGGGCAGGGCACCGACTGGGGCGACGACCTCCTGGCCCCTGACACCGCGCCCGCGACCATCCAGTGAACGCCTTCACTAGCCAGGGCTTCTGGCGGACTTCGGTCCCGGACTGGGAGGCCCGGATCATGTCCGGGGCCAGCCTGGTCCCGGACCTGCCCCTCTTCCCGGTCGAGCGCGACAAGGCCCTGCGGGTCTTCGACCGGCTGAGACTGCCCGACGTGATCGGCCAGCCCCCCATGGCCGAGGCCGCCGGCGACTGGATCCGCGAGATCGTGGCGGCCCTCTTCGGGTCCTACGACGCCGAGGTGAACCGCCGGATGGTCCAGGAGCTCTTCCTCCTGGTCCCGAAGAAGAACGGCAAATCGTCCTACGCCGCGGCGATCATGGTCACGGCGATGATCGTGAACCGCCGGCCGAACGCCGAATACCTGCTGATCGCCCCGACCAAGGAAATCGCCGGGATCAGCTACAGCCAGGCCGAGGGCATTATCGAGGCCGACCCCGAGCTGCTGAAGCTCTTCCACCTGCGCGAGCACGTGAAGACCATCGTTCACCGGGCGACCGGGGCCGAGCTGAAGATCAAGGCGGCCGATACGGACGTCATCACCGGGTCGAAGTCGACGGGGATCCTGATCGACGAAACCCACGTCTTCGCCACGCGCAGCAATGCGGCCGACATCTTTGTGGAGGTCCGGGGCGCCCTGGCGGCCCGCCCAGACGGCTTCCTGATCCAGATCACGACCCAAAGCAAAACCCCGCCCTCGGGCGTCTTCCGGTCAGAGCTGACGATCGCCCGGGAGGTCCGGGACGGCCTGCTGGACCTGCCTCGCCTGGCGGTCCTTTACGAGCTGCCCGAGGCGGAACAGGTCGACGACGGCTGGCGCCGCCCGGAGGTCTGGGGCCGGGTCAACCCGAACCTCGGCCGCAGCGTCGATATTCAGTTTCTGCAGAACGCCCTGATCGCCGCCGAGCGGACGGGGCGGCAAGAGCTGGCCCTCCTGGCCAGCCAGCATTTCAACGTCGAAGTCGGCATGGCCCTGAAGGCGGACCGCTGGGCCGGCGCGGATTACTGGCTGGCGGCGACGGACCCGAACCTGACTGGCATCGACGACCTGCTGAAGCGGTCGGACGTGGCGGTCGTCGGGATCGACGGCGGCGGCCTGGACGACCTCATGGCCCTGGCCATTCTCGGCCGGGACCGGGAGACCGACGACTGGCTCCTCTGGGGCCACGCCTGGGCACACCCAACCGTGCTCGAGCGCCGCAAAGAGATTGTGCCCCTGCTGGAGCAGATGGCGGACGAGGGCGACCTCACGATCTGCCAGGCGGCCACGCAAGACATCGAGGACGTCGCCGCCCTGGTCTCCCGGGTGGCGAAGGCCGGTCTCCTGCCCCCCGCGGCGGGGGTCGGCCTGGACCCGCAAGGGGTCTCTGCCCTGGTGGACGCCCTGGCGGCCCGGGGCATAGGCGGCGACCAGGTCGTGGCCGTGCCCCAGGGCTATCGCCTTTCGGCGGCGATCTGGGGCGCTGAGCGCAAGCTGGCCGACGGCACCCTGCGCCATTGCGGCCAGGGGCTCATGGCCTGGGCGGTCGGAAACGCCAAGGTCGAGCAGCGCGGGAACGCGGTGCTGATCACGAAACAGGCCGCCGGCAAGGCGAAGATCGACCCGCTGATGGCCGCGTTCAACGCGGTCATCCTGATGAGCCGCAACCCACAGGCCCAGCGGGCCCCGGAGATTCATTTCCTCTGATGGCCAGCCTGATCGACAATCTGAAGGCCTGGTTTGCCCCGCCCCCCGTGCGGAACCAGACCTATCTTCTGAACGGCCAGATCTTCGGCGAAAGCCTGAACCTGGGCGGCGGCCTGCCGGCCCTGACCGAGCGCGGCGCCCTGGCCGTCTCGGCCGTCTATGCGGCGGTCAACCTGATCGCCGGGACGATCGCGTCCCTGCCGGTCCAGGTCTATGCCCGCGAGCCCGACGGCGAGCGCGAGCGCCTGCCCAGCGATAACCTCTGGTGGGTCCTCAATGAGGAAATGACCCCGCGCTGGAATGCGGCGGCCGGCTGGGAGCACCTCGGCCTGTCCCTGCTGGTGCGGGGCGACGCCTTCCTGCGGATCCGGCGGGACCGTAACGGCCAGGTCATGGGCCTGGAGCCCCTGGCCTATGGCCGGGTGACGCCGGTCGCCATGCCCGGCGGCGCGCGCCTGGTCTATGTGGTCGACGCCGATCCCAGCCTGCCGGCCCCGTCTGCCGGCGGGCGCGAGGTCCTCGACCAGGACGACATGATCCATGTGCCAGGGTTCGGGTTCAACGGCGTGTCGGGCCTCAGCCCCCTTCGGACGGCCCTGCGCCTGGCGGCCCCGGTCGCCTCAGCCATGCAGGACTATTCGGCGCGTTTCTTTAGCAACGGCGCCCGCCCGGACTACGTGCTGACGACGGACCAAGGCCTGAGCCCGGAAGCAATCGACCAGCTGCGCGAGCAAATCCAGGAGCGCCACGGCGGCCCGGAAAACGCCCGCAAGCCCATGTTGCTGACAAACGGGCTGAAGACCGCCCCCCTGTCGATCCCCGCCGATGAAATGCAGCTGCTGGAGTCCCGGCGGTTCGCGGTCGAAGAGATCGCCCGGATCTATGGCGTCCCGCCCTTCATGCTCGGCCACAACGAAAAAACGACGTCCTGGGGCTCGGGCGTCGAGTCCATGGGGGTCGGCTTCGTCCGCTACACCCTGCGCCAGCATCTGAACAAGATCGAGACCGAGCTGAACCGGAAGCTGATCCGGTCCTCGCGCAAGGTCCTCGCCTTCGACACGGCCGACCTCGAGCGCGCCGACTTCAAGACCCTTCTGGAAGGCTTCCGGATCGCCCTGGGGCGGGCCGGGGAGCCGGCCTTCATGACGGTCGAAGAGGTCCGCGAGCGCCTCAGCCTGAAGCGTGAGCCCTCGACACCCTTCCCCGCCCTGGCCGCGCCCGCGCCGGCCGATCCCGAACCTTCGCCGGCGTCCGCGCCGGATCCTGAAACTGACGGAGCCGCCTGAATGCGCCAGCTTCACCGACTGATCCAGGCCAACCGCGGCCGGGGGTCCTTCCGTGCGGAGGGCAACCGCCTGGTCGTGTACGACGTCATTGTCGCCTCGGACGCCGACGCGGCCTGGCTGGGCGGGATCTCGGCCGAGACCTTCGCCCGTGAGCTGCGCGCCATGGCCGGCGACGTGGAGCTGCGGATCAACAGCCCCGGCGGCGACGTCTTCGCGGCCCGGGCCATGGCCCAGGCCATGCGCGAGCACCCCGGCAAGGTCACGGCCTACGTCGACGGCGTGGCGGCCTCGGCGGCCAGCCTGCTGGCGGTCAGCGCCGGGGAGACCGTCATGGCCCCGGGATCGATGATGATGATTCACGAGGCCTGGACGATCGCCCTGGGTAACAAGGGCGACTTCCTGGCGACCGCCGCCCTGCTGGAGAAGATCGACGCCTCGATCGTCGAGACCTACCAGGCCAAGGCCGGCGGCGAGCCTGCCCGGTGGGCCGCCGAGATGGCGGCGGAGACCTGGTACACGGCGGCCGAGGCGGTGAAGGCCGGCCTCGCCGACCGGGTCGCCGAGGACAAGCCCGTCGCCGCCCAGGCGGCCTGGGACCTCGGGGTCTACGACCACGCCCCGGCGCCTGCGCCTGAGGCCCCCGCGGCACCGCCTGAGCCCGAACCTGAGCCCGTGCCCGTCGAGGCGCAGGCCCAGCCGGTCCAGGCCCAGGCCGACACCCAATCCGAGATCGAGCACCGGAAGCGCCGCCTGGCGGTCCGGTTGCTTGGCAACCCTGCCTGACCGCCCCCGCGTAAGCAGACACCCTGCCGGGAGATACCCGGCTTTTCTCCTGGAGACCCCAACAATGTCTATGTCTATTCAGGACCTCCGCGAACAGCGGGGCGCCCTTGCCCGCGAGCTTCACGCTCGCAACGAGACTGCCAAGGCCTGGACCGCTGAGGACCAGTCCTTTTACGACGCCAAGATCGCGCAGATCGACGACATCGACGCCAAGATCGGCCGGATCTCGGCGCTGAACGAGCGCGTCGCCTCTGACGCCCTCGAGGGCCGCGCCGTCGAGGCGACCGCCCGGGCCGTCCGCGACAATGGCGGCGACCCCCGCGCGGTCTTCCAGAAGTGGATGCGCGGCGGTGACGCGGCCCTGAACGCCGCCGACCTGGCCTCGATCCAGAACACCATGTCCACCACGACCAATTCCGAAGGCGGCTTCACGGTCGCCACGGAGGTCGCCCAGTCCGTGCTGGAGAACCTGAAGTCCTTCGGCGGGATGCGGGAAGTGGCCAACGTCATCCAGACGTCGGCCGGCAACCCGATCAACTTCCCGACCTCCGATGGCACTTCGGAAGTCGGCGAGATCCTGGCTGAAAACGCCTCGGCCACGGACCTCGACCCGACCTTCGGCGTCCGGACCCTGTCGGCCTTCAAGTACAGCTCCAAGGTCGTGACGGTGCCTTACGAGCTGCTGCAGGACTCCTCGGTCGACGTGGAGGCCCTGGTCCGGAACCGCCTGGCGACCCGGATCGGCCGGATCACCAACACGCACTTCACGACCGGCACCGGCACCGGCCAGCCCAACGGCGTCGTCACGGCGACCTCGGTCGGCAAGACCGGCGCCACGGGCCAGACCCTGACGGTGACCTACGACGACCTGGTCGACCTGCAGCACTCGGTCGACCCGGCCTATCGCGCCCTGGGGAACGAGAAGTTCATGATGAACGACGCGACCCTGAGGTCTATCCGGAAGCTGAAGGACAGCCAGAACAGGCCGATCTTCGTCCCCGGCTACGAGGTCGGCGTCCCCGGCGGAATGCCCGACACCCTGCTGGGCTCGCCGATCGTGATCAACCAGGACGTGGCCACCATGGCGGCGAACGCGAAGTCGATCCTCTTCGGCGACTTCAGCTTCTACACCATCCGCGACGTCATGGAGGTCACCCTCTTCCGCTTCACGGACTCGGTCTTCACCCGCAAGGGTCAGGTCGGCTTCCTCGCCTGGTCGCGTCACGGCGGCCAGATGATCGACGTCAACGCCGTGAAGTTCTACGCCAACTCGGCGACCTAAGGCGGGCCCTGAGCCCAGCCGAATGGCGGGGGCGGGTTCGCCCGCCCCCGTTTCTTCCCCCCCTTCTGATAGGCGACCGCCATGCAAGTCCGTATCCTCTGGGTACCGCCTGGGCCGTCCGATCTGGTCTGCGGCGAGGTCTGCGACCTTCCGGAGGCCCGCGCCCTGCAGCTGGTCGCCGCCGGCGAGGCCGAGCGCCTCGAGACCGCGCCGGCGCGTCCCCGCAAGGCCAAGGCCGCCGAATGACCCCCGCCTGGACCCGGCTCACCTGGACCACGCCCTCGGCGTCAATCATCTCGGTCGCCGAGCTGAAGTCGCACCTGCGGGTGGACTTCGACGACGACGACGACCTGATGAGCGACCTGGTCGTCGCGGCCCAGGCGCACATTGAAGGCCCGGAGGGGATCGGCCTGGCGCTGGCCCCCTCGACCTGGTCGCTGAGCCTGGACGGCTTCCCCGCCGACCAGGTGATCAGCATTCCGCTCGGCCCCGTCACCGCGGTGACCGGCATCACCTATCTGGACCCGGCGGGCCTGGCCCAGACCCTGGACCTGGCGAACGTGCGGATCGACCTGGACGGCCGCCCGGCCCGGATCACCCCGGCCCTGAACAAGGACTGGCCGGACACGGCGGACCTGGTCGGCGCGGTCAAGGTCACCTTCACCGCCGGCCCGGCCAGCCCGGACCCGGCCCTGAAGCGGGCGGTGCTGATGCTGGCCGCTCACTGGTACGCCCATCCCTCCGCCACGGCCCCCGGCCAGGTCCCGGAGATCCCGCTGGGGGTCGCCGCGATCCTGGCGCGGAAGTCCCCCTACCTGATCGGATAGCGCCATGTGGATCGTCTTCTCTTCCGACTTCGACTGGGCGCCTGCCGGGAAGACCTGGCTGATCGCCTACAAGGCCGGCATGCGCGTCAACGTG